CTTGCGCCAAAATATCCCAATTGCGGCGATATCTTGTAATCCACTTCTTTGCATTCTTCGCAGAATCTGTTTGTGTCCAATCAAGATTGGCATTTTTTGCCAGTTGTAATTCTTGCTGAACGGCTTTCTGTCTAAAGAATCTATTAGGTGTGCTCATTGCTCATCCTTCGGAATCGGAGGATAATTCTTACTACCCTTTATAAAATTCTCCATTGACCGCATTATCTCTTTATACATAGCTTCATACCCTGCGATGTCACGATAAGCGTTTTCATCTTCAATCTCTGCCGGTTCTGTCTGCTCAAATTTCCATGCCATACGGTCAATAAACTTATCTATTTCTGACCGCTCATTTGACTTAAAATTATCAATCTTAAGTAGTTTCATCCACTTAAGGATTTCATCCGTAATAGCCTTGGTGTCCTCGCCACGCTCATTAGCTTGCTTGAGCCTTAAATCTGCTTTGCAAAGATTCCTATAGACTTTTATCCCTGCTTCGTCTATACCTTCTATGCCGTCAATATAATCATGCAACTCACCTTCAAGCCATTCCCAATCTGACGGCGGGTAATCACCCCAATTATGACGAAGTAAACGTTTATCAGCTTCGCTTAGTGAATCATCATCGACAATTACCACGTCTTTATCGTCAGTATTAGATTTAATCACGCTCTTCATACTGAGATATTCCTCCATCGGGGTATCACCATCAAGAGCATCCTTAAACTGTGCATTAGAATTAACCAAAAGCGTCATATACGCGCCAACAGGACTTGCGTCCTTATCACTTATCTTATCATCTACTTCACGTCCCAATTCCTTATAAAACGGAATGTTAGCTTGGAACAACGTGCACCAAAGTGCCGCCAATCTGCCATTACGGGGCTTCATAGATAATATTTTATCAGCAAAAGATTTGTAACGTTTATCAAGACACTTTTTACATATGGGAATATATTCTCCACTATTGATAGGCGAGGCATAAAATTTGTTTTTTGATAAAATTTCTCCACAATCAGCACATACCTTTTGGGAGACTTTACTAAATTCTGCCATCCTTTAATTCCTTTTTAATTCATAAAAACGACGCGCCGGTTTGTGCATTCTTTCACCAATAAGCAAAAGACTAAGCATGGCGCGTCTGTAAACTGCGATTTGCTTTAGACAAACCAACAGTAGATATGTCTGTACTCTACGTCACTACGCGAGCCTTGGACGAATCATCTCCTTTCGTTAATTTATGCTTCTGTTGATTGTAACAAGTGGATAAATTGACAAGTTGATGACCTCTCTTTCTGTCGGAAATATCTATATAAACCTCGATTATCCGAGGACTTTGTTAAGATATATGTCCCTTGACCAAGTTTCGCCTTCTTGCTCGTTATAATAAGCTAAATGACAACTTGGTAAAGAACCTTTTCGTAAACTATTACTATATGGGTCAATGCCCATGATTGAACCAACACGATGAATTTTCACATCGCCATTATCAAAAGCACCTAAACTTTTGGTATCGGTTGAGTGCAAATGTCCGCAATACATAGCTTCAACAAACATACCTTGAACATCAGAAAAATATCGATATGTGTTAATTGCTGATTTAGTTCCGTGCTCAAGTAAAATATTATGCTGTGCTATGGTAGAAATTCGTGCAGGAACGCAATTATGCACAGTCACACGATTATTATTAGCAAGACGTAACTGAACATATTTAGCAATCAGCTTGCCAAAATTTTCCTCGGGATTGTATGCTTTTTGCTGAAGCATACGAATTTCATCATGGTTGCCCGAAATCATATCGACCATGATGAATATTCCTAATTCACGCGATAGCTTATCAAGCCATTCAGCAAAAAATTCGGAAAATTTAATTACTGTGTCAACGACCGGCTCTTTTAACTTGGCAAGACTTGACATTCTTAAACAATTCTCGACCATATCGCCTAATATCCCTATATTAAGAATATTTGCGTTGCGGTCATAATTTTTAATCAGCCAATCAGCAATATATTCAAATCTTGCCCGCATAATATCGAAATTGTAGGCGTTAATAACCATGCCGTCAGCACCAACAATCTCAAAATCTGCCCCTGCATGAATATCGCTTATAAGCAATAACCCCTCATCAACGCAATCCATTTGCGCATTAAACGCTTCAACACAGTCAACAGCAACAGGCTCAAATGGCTTAAGACGCTCAATTGCATCTACAACCTTTTCGCTCAACATATCCTGTCGAGCATCATGCCGTAAATTAGCGTTATATTCAAGATTGGCTGTCTGTACCTTTATCTTTTCCTTCTTGATTTCTTCAAGAATCTGCTCAAGATTTTCCTTTTCTTCTGAAGGTGCACCATCCTTGACAAGTGTATGATACTGTTCAAGGAACATTTTGAATAAATTTGAGCATCTGCGAAGCGTCTCAGGTGAATACACCTCACCGTCACCCGCCACGATTTCTGCCCATTCCTTTATAGATATATCACCAACGGAAAGGGCTTGTGTTGCCCTTTCCATATAAGCAATTATCGTCTCGTTTTCATTTCTTTGCATTGGTTAGCCCTTTGCCGCGATTTCTTCAATCTTGTTCTTTTTAACCCAAGCCTCAATCTGGATTCTCAGCCATTCATCAAGACCGCCACAATACTTGTCGATATATTTCTTCATCGAATCGCTCATGCCATTCAGTGCGGCAGTCTTAGCCATGTTAAATGCTTTGGCTTGCGCCTCCTTATCAAAGTTTCCGCTTTCCTTAAGACTGTCAACAAATGTCTGTGACACCATTATAACGATATCGCCAATGTTATCAATCATCTGTTGAACCTCTGCATTCTTAATCTCGGCAGTTTTAGTTCGAATAAGTTGAACACCAAATCTAACAACAATCATTAGCGCACAGGTAATTAGCGTATACAGAACTTCATTCAACGTAATTTCCATTGGACTCATCTCCCATATAATTTTCTATTCCGCTGTCTTGCGGAACATTCGTATTAATTGTTATGCCTTCTTGCTTTTCTAACTCAGCCTTAAGCAGGGCAATCTTAAACGTATCAGTTGCTTTAGCACGCCAACAATATAAGCCAAATGAAGCAGTCAATATTGCACCAATTTCACCGCCTATATAAGCCAAGGGCGAAAGGTCGTTTTGACGGTGCATCTCATAACAGCACCAAATAAGAAACGCAACGCAAATAATTACAACCGTCCATCCCATAATTTTACTCGTCGGCGGGAGTTTCTTTTCTATTTCGCTTTTGGTAGTTTTGGGCATATTTATTAATCATCTCCGTGATATCATATTCAGCTTGCTTACGCTTTTCGTCAGACATGGTATCAACCTTTTCACGAGCAATCTGTCGGGCGATACGCTTCTTGTCAGCTTCAGATATCCTGTTTTCTCTGGCACGTCTGCGTCCGCCTTTGGACACGATGGTTTCGTTCACATCATCGATAAATCCATCAGTCGGAGTGAATACAGGAACGTAATGCTCAGGAATATTATAAATCACCTGTTCGCCGTCTTCCATAGCGACCTGAGTACTTCCTTTAACAGTCTTGAGCTTAAATGTGCCAAGCCTCGGGAATTTGCATTCACCGTCGTAATAAATTTGCCGTATAATTATCTCGGCGATAGAATCAATGTATCGCTTTGCAGTGTTCGGGTCTTTAATATTTGCCCAAACCGCGACCGCCTTATAAAATTCATTGTCTGTCATACGGCACGTACCCGATATTTGCTTCTTCGTTTTTACGAATGAACTCATCTATCCATTCTTCGTCCTTGCCATAATATGGCGACTTTTCACCATAAAGCTCAATTGACCGCTGAATGTATTCTCTAAGCGGCAGACCGCCATATGCAGTCGCTCTCTTTAATGCCGACTTAAAATTTGACAGTGGTCTAAAAAACGCTCCAAGAAATCCCTTTGTTGGAAGTACTACCATGCGCTTGCCCATAAGTGTTGAATAGGCTTCACGCTCAGGCAGTGGAGGATAATCTCGAAATGTAAGCGTTCCCACGTTCGCTATTCTGACCTCGCATCCATGCGTCAGCGTTTCATAAACAATCTGCTCATAAGCCTCCTTGAACTTTGAACAAGTATGCTCATCAAGCCCAGTCAGCTTAGACAGCATCTTCACAAAATCTGCGCCTGAAAGAGTGGGAAACTTGTGAGGATTGCCCGCCTTCTTTTTCTTCTTTTCCTTAGTAGTATTTATATTCTCGTTTTGTTCCATTTTAATTCCTTTTATCCTTTCTGGGAATTATGTTCCCTAATGGGGGATGAATTTGTTATATCGTACTTTGTTGATTTATCAACAATTTGTGGATTTAATTAATATTATACCCATAAAAGTTTTTTTAACAATTACACCACTTCTCAAATGCAATTTCTCTATTAGCTTCTTCGGTACACTCTTGTGAACAATACATTTGTTCAATCTGTGAACCTCCGACAAATTGTGGTTTGAATCGCCTTCCGCATATTGGACAAATCTTACCCAACTTGGGTGTATTCACTTTAAGATTCTCAACAATCTCTGCACCGAAGCACGACCACAGCAACTTCTTTTGACTATTCGTCTTAACCGTGTACATATACGCAACAAGCGAATTTGTAACATAGTCAACATTATAGCCTGTGGCAAGAATCTTATCACGAATAAACTTGGTAGCATAAGCATCGTCATCATCAACGTTATCGTTCTCTTCGTTAAACTCTGCTTGGTGTGCATTCCAGTAATTATATGCTTGAATCACCGGATGATCTTCTTGTACAGTATAATCCACCCCTTCTTTCATCAGCATACGGTAATCAAATTTGCCTACGGTCTTGCAGTATTTAATCTTGACCGCTTCAATGTCATCACCATTCTTGTCCTTACGCATTGACCATCCGTTGACGTGCTCAGGTAGACGATTCATGAAAGATTGATTAGGAGGCTCAACTTGCTCATTGGTTTTATCCTTGGCATATTTGAAATAGTGGGGGAGCTTACCGTGAATTAAGGGTTTGATGATTTCGTTCTTGTCGGCGGGTCGCTCGATCATCTGAAGCGTCTTGGCGGCATCGATGCTAAAGTTTGATTCAGCGACAAGCCATGCAAGAGCTTTTTTCTTTTCTTCCGTGATTTCGCCACTGTTCCAAATCTTGCTACAAGAATTTGAATAAATACCGATTTTGCCATACTTGAATGCAGCTATCAAACCGTTGTAGATGTTCTCAGGAGTAACTGGTACGGGGTCAGCGTGACCCATTGTATAGTTTAGGGGATAAAATCTTGGCTGTAATCGTTTCGCCACCTTGTTCATTGTATTATTTTTAATGACCAACATCTGGTCGCCGTCCCACGAAAGTAGACTATATCATATTCATGCCCTATAAAGGGGTTAGATTGGTGCGCTTCGAGGATGAGATTTTCACCCATCCTCTACTTCCTTTCGGAATAGTCGTTTGAGTTTCAAAGAATGTGTTCTACGGATTTTTTAAGGATGTATCCATGCCATCCTTGCTTAAGTTTAGGAATTATGCCGTAATAGCTTGAAAATTTATAATTGGTTCTGGGCAACTTATTGTGCTCACACAACCAAATACACGCTTCGACCTGAGTGTCAAAAGTTTTAATGAATTTATTGCTGTCTTCACAAATTTCAAATAAATCGCATTTCACAGCGCGCCCATTTTGTCCTAATGGTCTCGACTGTTTCTCTTTAGCGTATTCTTTATCTTCAGCATAAATTTTACTTAATTTGCGATTACCGTAATTGGGATTCTTATCTCCTGCAATGTCAGGGTATCTATTAGCGCGTCGTGAATAAAGAACATTTTCATGATGAGAAATCCATTCAAGATTGTAAGCCCAAGGATTATCGCGGTTAAAATCTTTATGATTTACTTCTGGTAAATTATCAGGATTTTCAATCCATGCTAACGCAACAAGTTTATGCACCGATGGATTTGCCCCACCATAAAGTGGAACATGAGGATAGCCACACTCATCATAGTGATATGGTTTTTCCATAATTTTCTTATATGTGCCATTATAGGTCTTAATGCGTCCTGTCGGAGACACATAAACTTTAACGCCCTTGTACTCAATTTCTTTGAAATCATCATCATGTTCTAAACACCATTGTCTATCCATTCTCTCACCTCCTTTAAGATTGTTTTTATTAAACACATTCTTTGCTTACCACAGGATTACGTTTCCGCTTCCCCTGTTAGCATCAT